TTCCAACATCAGAGTTTTCAGGGTCTTGTGAAATTTCAATAGCCTTTATGGGAAGTGTGGCGGTGGTTGCACCAGTGGTCACGTCTAACTCTAAAGCGCTTCTACCGGAGTAGGCGTCTCCTACGGGAGAACTGTCCACAATATCAAAGTTACCAAACAAATCCGCTCTTGGGAAGGCGGCGTCTGCTTGAATTTCACATATTATAAGAGGATCAGTTATCACAAAAGCAGCAATATCACTAGCAGCAGTGCTAGCAGGATATTTGTTGCTCCATGTAGGTTTAGAAGTATTCGGATCAGTATAAAAACACCCGTTAAAAACACCGAGCACGTAGCCTGAGCCACCCGCTGCGATTCTTTCAACATTACCAGCTGTTACCGCAGCTACTATATCACCTTGATAGATAGCAGTGTTGTAACTAGAAGCAATCGTGAATTTATTTTGTCCACCGGCATAATAATCACCCGACAGTCTGCGTACGGGTCTTAACCCGAATGCTCTGTCTTTATTTGCCATTTTACTTTCCTAATTAAATGGTTTTAGCCCTTTTTGGAGCCTCCACCAAAGGTTACTTTACTCTGCCGTTCCGGTTTAAGGATCGGCATACTTGGATGCGATTCCCGCATGAGATCATTGTCAACCGCTTTCATTTGGTTGTCGGCGCGGTTTTTGAAATAAGAATTTCTTTCATCGCGTGTCTCTATGGGAACCTTGGCAAGTAACAAACCTCCAACGGCAACCACTCCTGCATGTTTTCCATCTTCCAGACTGGGCAATTCAAAATCACCTATTTCGTCGGATTTGACTAATTCATAGCCTTCTCGCATTCGGGACATGACGTTCTTTCGATCTTCCTGTCCTACATATTCCGCCCTGATCCATCGATAATGATAGCCTTCAGGCGGTTCTGGGGTTTCTAACATTTGGGGCGGTGCCCAAGGTTTACGCGCGGTTTTTTCTTCCCGCGTTTCGTCTTCTCTTGACTCTATATCTTTGCGTGTTTCTTCTGACATGTGTCACCTCTGCACGAATTTCGCGTATTCTTCTAACGGAACGTTTAGTCTCCTTGCCATGTCAACTTCCGACTTGGTTAAACGAATACGTTTATTTTTTTGCCCACCTCCGGATGCTCTTGAAACCGGGGCGACAGTCTGGGCTATCGAACTGTCTGTGGTCTCCGTATTTCCTTCACTTGCTTGTGAAAACTTGTGAGGGAACTCTTTCCGAATTCTTTTATCTATCTCATCATAATACTCGTTGGTGCTGGGGTCAAATCCTTCTTGCTCAACTAAATTACGATGAATTGAAAAAGCGGTTAAAGTCATTGGTTCATTTTCACCGAACCAGTCATTTTTTTCTGCCCAACCTTCTGCTTTTGCATCGGGTCGTGGCATAGCTTGCGGCGTAGATAACTGTGGCTGTGGTATTCCATTATTGGGCGTTGCCTGTGCCTGTGCCTGTTTACTCATACGCAGTCTTTCTTCTTCTACAGCTATCTTTGCCATTACATTTTGCGTTTCCGCAAGACGTGTAGCATCTCCAGCTGCATACGCTTCTTCATAAGCTTTTTTAGCTTGTGCAGATTGCGATTGAAGCCGTGTTTCATATTCCGCTAAAAATCCTTTATCAACGGTACGATTACGTTCTTGTAAACGCTGGTTCTCTGTATAAACATTTTGCGCAAAACTTGCTGCTGCATGTTCTTTGCGTTCAGACTCACGTAATTTTTTGGTAAGTTTATCTATACGCTTTTGAACTTTATTACTGTATTGCTCTAATTCTTTTTCAGTAGACGCTTCTTGTGTCTCTGCTTTAGATGGAGCTTCACTAGATAAGTCAACAGTAACTTCCTGTTCGGGTGGGGAATCGGAAGTAGATTTTTCTAAAGGTTCAAACTCTACTTCTTGTGCATCTTCTTCAGATACGATATTTTCTTCTGGTTCTGGTAGCATGGTCTTTCTCCATGGTTGATTTAATTAAACAGCCAAGATGTCAGAAGGGTCTAAAATCGTTGCAATGATTTCATCATCATTGATGATGCGAACTTCTGCACTGTCTTCCAGTCTAAAGCGTGCACCTGCATAACGACCTATTAATACCCATTGTTTTTCTTCACACCAATGACTATCGCCATATTTTTCTCTGTTGTTATAGCACAGGGGTCCTTTTTTAAGGACATAAGCAACTACTGTTGCTAAAGTTTCACGTGATACCGTTTCCTGAACCAGATGGATACCACCTTGTGAAACGCCCTTCCCTGCGTAGGGCAAAACCAGTATACGCCAACCGGAGGGAGTTGGCATTCTTTCTAATAAACTTTTATCTAATAATGTGGGATCAAGCACCCTTTCTTCTTCAGGTACATAAGCATTATTTACTATAGATTCTTCTTTTTGATTTTCTTTTATGTCTGCCTCTTGAGCTTCCGCAATATGATTAGGAACTAATACTTTATTCATCTATATCCTTTGTTGCTTTACCAATAATATTTTGAAATTCACTTTCAAAATAATCCAATACTTCTACCTGTCCCCGTAAATTCTGGTAGTGTTCCATGTTCTTAACTCCACCCGATACCATTATCTGAGCAAGTTGTTCTCTCTTTTCACGGATTAGTTTATAAACTTTATCCGTGAGCCACAAGGGGTCCACTAAAAAACGCCTTCAAACTTGGTACCGTAAGAAGCTTCTCCTCCACCTCGACTTTTACCTTTGCCCATACCGGGGTCAGCTTTTGCATTGGCTTTAAAAGATTTCTTTTCAGCCAAAGGTCCTAAGCCTTTATTAGCATAAGGTATTTTATTGCGAGTCACTTTTGGAGTCTTTTGCTTGTTAATAGCAACGGTTCCAGAAACTTCTGCAATAGTAGGTCCTGCTCCAAAAGCGGGTCCTTTCTTTTCTGATTTTAAAGTTTTACCTTTCATTTTTTCTCCTTTGAATAAAGTAGTTTAACCATTTTTTTTGCACTTGCTGCACTTTTAGCCCAAGCATGATGTGTCCATTTACCACTTTTCTTTTTTTGAACTTCACGTCCTTTGGCTCGCCATGGCATTTTAATATCTCTTAAATTTCTTACTCTTTTTATTACTGTTTTTCTTTTTAGGGGGTCTTCCTCTTTTCTTTCCGTATGTTCCTTTTCCAGCTGGCATTATTGTTTTCTCATATCATCTTCGTGAAATCGTTCAGCTTGTTTTAACCTGTCTTGAGCCGTTTCATCTCGTATTACAGCAATTTTTTCCTGTAAGTTCAAGCGTTCTTGGTCAACCTGATCGTCTTTCTCAAGCTCTGCCCATTCTCTTTCCTCACGTTGTTGAAATTCTTGACCACGTTGTTGCAATTCCTGACCGCGTAATGCGAGTTCTTGTTTACGTATTCTAACGAGTGGGTCTTCGTCGGCATCCGGATTGAGAGTCGCCATAAACTCAGCTACTAACTGAGCACAAATAGGGGCTGAGAACTGTGCCAGAATATCGGCGGCTTGTTGTCGAATAGGAGCGCCTTGTTGTGGCGGCATTTGTTGTGCCTGCTGCTGTAATTGTTGGTACTGTTGCCGTACTTCGGGTGGCATTTGTTCTTCTGCCATCTTGTCCGCTTTCATTTGCAGATGCCCAAAAATATGAGCTTGTACCATAGCTTGAATGCCCACATTAGTTTGTGCCACTGTGTCTTCTAATAACAGCCGATGCGTGTCAATATGCGCATCGTGATTCTGCTGCGGAAAGGCTTGTGCCGGTTGCCCAGATACCAAGCCTGCATTTTCAGCACAAGCTTCCACTGGTTTGGGGGTGGTATCCGGTGGGGGTTGCAACAATTGTTCAATATTATCTACGCCGAGTGCTGCGTACATACGACGGTAAGCTTCATAAGTACCGCCGACACCATGCACTTGCGGATCGCTCTTGACCATTTGCAACATTTCCTGCGCCATCATAATACGCTGACTGGTGGAAAAAATGTCCGGATTGGAAACAGGGATAATGTCCACCCGGTCATCGAAATCCGCTTGCTTAATCATCTGTTGCCCACCACTGGTTGCGTAAGGGTATTCAGGTGGTAAATACTGAGAAAATGTTTTTGCTAATAAATTGAATTCTATTTTTTGTGCGTAATGTAGACGCTTATGAATAGCGCTCATGACTTTAGTGCCACGCTCGAGTAACGCTACCGTAGTACCTACCGGCGCGGCTTGATTGCCGTCTCCTACATTGAGATCAGCAATGGAAGCAAAACGTTTACCGCTTTCTACCAATATGCCCATCAATGACAATAATGTTTGCGACGGTTCTTTAAAGGGTAAGGGCATTAAAGCATCGCGCAAGCTACTACCGGGTGCGTCTACATCACGGAATTCACCGGGTTGGATGGGTTCCGCTTCATCGCGGATACGAATGCCTCTGGTTTTAAAACCAGCCGGTAAATTAGACAAAGTACCTGCATCAATTAATTGACGCAGAATCGAAGTGGAAGCTTTGGATAAGCCACCTATCATGTGTGTTAAACCAAATCCATAAAAGCCTAAGCCGGGTAAGAACTTGTAATGCACAAAGTATTCAATCTTGTTTTTAAGGGGATCGGTATTGCTCCAGTTACGACGAATGGAAAGCAAATTGTTGGAATTGAGATCGAGTGTAACGATATAAGGCAATTTAATGCCGGTGGTTTCACCGGTATCGCTTATGTCTTCAAAACCTTCAATCTCTAAATTGGTATGTATTTCGTACAGAGTAACTATATCGTCGTCACCACTGCCGTAATCATTGGGCTCAACCCCCTGTAATTTATCTATTTCTTCTTTAACTTGCGAGGTATCATAAACATCACCCCCTTCTACCTTGACAGCAGAATAAAAACCACTAGCTTGTAATTTACGAATTTCATTGAGAGGCATCTTGACCCGATGAGTAACACGGATACAGCTTTCCAAGTCGGTGGCTTCGTAAGGCACGATTAAATCTTCAGCCGGAATAAATTGTGCGACCGCACGCCCCATGGTTTGATCGTAATAAACTTTCTTGAATGCACTGCCGGATAACGGTAAATAAAATAATAATTGATCCAAATCCGGATCGTATTCTTTCATGACGTGCATGATCTGGTAATTCATGTATTCGCGTACCCGCTGTGCCTGTTCTTCAACCGTTGAATTATAAGCCCCTACCACTTGAGTTTTTACGGGACCGTTGGAAGGCAGTAGTTCCTTGTATGCTTGAGCTTGGAATTGTGTTACCGCTTCGCCCAGCAACGGATGAACTACGCCAGTTGCCCCCACAAAAGGTTCAGAACGTTCATCATCAAACTGCATCCCCAGATATTTCAATCCATCCACATAAGTTTTTTCCCAGTCACCGCGTGTGCTTTCATCGCGTTGTACAGCACCGTATAAATCATTGTAAATACGCTGGGCTTCATTATCGGGAATCAGGTCTGCTAAGTTAGCATTAAAACTGCTGTCCATAGGAGGACCCATGGCTTCGCCGATTAAAGCGCTGCCGTCTTCCTGCATTTCTACGTTTTCCGGTTCAACAGCATCCAGAAACGCGGTAACTACTTGTTCTTCATTTGGACTGCCGAGTTCCAGACCACTCTGATCTACAGGTGTCTGTGCCGGATCGGGGACTTGTCTTTCTGTTCGTCTTTCTGCCATTTTTTTATGCCATTGTAACAAAAGTTTTACGCAGGTTTGCCTGCTTCACGGTTTTGGTATCGTAATTACTCGGATTTGCCAAGACCACACGCTGAAATTCAGCGGGCGTTTGTTCTCGTTTGGCAGCTTTACGGGAAAAAGAGCCGGTGGCTAAGTTGGCGTCTTGAATCCAACGTTGCCCCCTTTTTTTCTTTCTCTTTACCATCAGTAATACGTCCTCACTGGTTCTACTCGGGGTTCATCTTCGTAGTCCGTATGCAATTCCAAGAACCCACCTTCACGAAATCTCATGATTGCCTGCGTCATACTATCACATAAATCGTCATGTGCGCCAAAGGGAAATGCAGCACATTCCTCAATCATTTCTTCGGCAAACTGTTTTTTGGGTGCCCACACCATGCCGGCTTCAAACATCGGTGCCACCGAGTGCATCCGTGTCACCTTATCTCTGCCTTTGCCGGGCGTATAATTTACCACCGGGATGCCCATGCGCCTGAGTTCATGCGTGAGCGGCGTACCGCTGGCTTTGGCTTCGATTAACACCATGTCCACTTCCCAGTATTTATATTCTTCCATGGCAATGCGTTTCAGTTCCGGAAAGTCCCACCTGCCCTTGCGGCAATCCATGAGGATAATCTGATCTGGTTCTTCTTCCTTGGGACGAAAAATGCCCCACGTACTGATGGCGGAATAATCCGCCGATTCCTTTTTGGAAAAAGCAGTGTCGTAACTTTGAATAATATATTCCACCGGCGGAATTTCTTTTTCCTTCCACTTACGCCACCATTCGCGTTTGATGATCGCCCCTTCTTCGGCAGTGGGATTTTGTAGCCACTGTGCATTCCATTTACTAATCGGCAACGACGCTTTAATACGCTCCAGTTCGTCACGCTTCCAGTATTCTGCCCACAGCAGTTTATCGGTGTCGGGAAAAATCGCCGGAAATTCAATTACTTCCCACTGATCTGCGTGCGGTTCTGCCATGCGCTCCAGTAATTTGGCAGTCAGGTCA